GCAATATCAACCGGCCTGGGCCTGGGTGTTGCAAAAGATTTCGACAAAACCGGTCTTTAATGAATGCGCAAGGCAAAAAACTATATTATTACACTGGCCATTGTTGGCCTTATTCTAATTAGTAGAAAAGTGAGTGCAACAAGAATTATTGCCCAATTTGAGGGTTTAAGATTAAGAGCATACCAGGACACCGGAAACATTTGGACAATTGGTTATGGAACCACTATTAACCCGGAAACCGGATTGCCAATTAAAAGAGGTGATGTAATTACAAAAGACCAGGCATTGGCCTGGTTGCGCATAAATATTGCCGGACTGGAACGACAAATTAAAAGATTGGTAAAAGTTCCCATTACGGCAAACCAATTAACGGCATTAACTTCACTGGCATACAATATTGGAATTGGTGCATTTTCCAGGTCAACATTACTTCGCCTGGTTAATAACCGGGCCGATAAAAATTTGATTGCGGCCCAATTTATTCGTTGGAACAAGGTAAAAGGCCAAGAAGTTCCAGGATTAACCCGGCGGCGGCAATTAGAGGCGGAATTATTTTTGTCATAAAATACTGATTTTTACTACTTTACAAACTAATCATTACACATGTAATGATTTTTTTTTGTTTGTATGGCAAAAAGTAATATAAATTCGTATTGACAAACGATTATTAACCCAAAATTTGGAACCATGCAAAAAGACCTACTAAACCAGGTTGGCCCTTACTTGGCCGAACTGAATGGCAAAATTCACACATTACAATTCCTGGGCAAACATTTATCCGATACCCAGGTACATTTTGAAGTTACATTTCCCGATGGTGACCGTGTTATCATTGACCAACGGATAATTCCATTCAATTTACGAATGGAATTGCGAACCCTCATTGATGATAGTATTGATGAATACCAAAGAATTGCCAAACACTTAACCGAAGTACACAATGCGCAATGTTAAAATAATACTGGAATTATTATTTTTCATTTTTGTATCAACACCACTTTGTTTCTTTATTTTATTCATGATCGAAATTGCATATTTTCCACAAACAATTAAAAACTTACTACAATGCACAAAACTTATGATGTTCCGGCATTTCCGCCGCAAATAGTTCAAGACAACCTTGGCCGTGTACTGGCACCCATTCCAGGACTTACCAAACGCGAATATTTTGCCATAACCCTTTTACCGCATTTCCTGGAAAGCAAAAAGGTATATGCCGAAGATGGCAATAAATTGACACCATACCGGGCATGTGTTAAGGCCGCCGAATTACTAATTGATGAATTAACCAAAACCAACGACAATGAAAACAATATTCAAATTGTGGAATAGTCCAAAATTTTGGCTATTTATAGTATTCTTTTTTATGCTTTGGTTGTCCAGTTACTGGAACATGAATTAAACTTATGACAAACGACCAGGAATTAACCGAATTATTAAAAGTTCGGCGGTATAATCCTTTGCTCAAACCCAAGGCCGAACAAGTGGTATTCACTATTTCCGGCAAAGTGGTGGGAACCCTGGAAAATTATTGTGTGATTTCCGGGTTGCCCAAGGCAAGCAAAAGTACCTATGCGGCCGCCGCAATTAGTTCGGCCCTGGTTCCGCCATTTCAATCAATTTTCGGCATAAAGTTACAAACACCAAAAGACCGACACCGCATTGCCTACTTTGACACTGAAAGCTCACAATATGACTTTTACCGGCAAATGGAACGAATTAAGAATTTTGCCGACAAACAAAGCATTCCGGACTTTTTGGATGCCTTTTCATTTCGTGAGGACATGCCCAAGCGCATCCGCAACATGATTGAACTTTATTTGATAAATAACCCGGATTGTTCGGTTATTGTGGTGGATGGTCTTTTGGATTTGTGTTTGAATTACAATGATGAAACGGAAACCAGGTTGCTGACCAACTGGTTCAAAAGAATTACCAAACAATACAATATTTTGATGATTGGTGTATTGCACCTGGGCAAAGGACATGGCGAAACCCTGGGCCATTTAGGTTCTAATACTGACCGGTGGGCGCAAAGCACCTTATTGGTGGAACGCAACCGGGAAACCAAACAATTTATATTAAAACCAAAATATTTGCGAAGTAGTGATGAATTTGAACCCATTGCCATCATGAATTTTGATGGGCAGTGGAACCAGGTTCCCATGATCGAAACGGAAACCATTACATTACCCAAAAAAGTCAAAAAATCTTAACCGGGGAACGGCGGAAACCGAACAACAATAGTTATGGAAAACAAGAAAAATGGCGGCACTATTTACCGCAACAAAAAGGAAAAACCCACTTCACCGGATTACACCGGAAATTTGGAAATTGATGGCAAAAAGTACCGATTGGCCGGGTGGATTAACAAGAGCAAAGCCGGGAACAATTATTTGCGCTTACTGGCCAGTGAAATGCAAGAGCAACAACCCGATGGCATTTTAAGTGATTTGCAAGAAGTAAAAGAGGCGGCAATTAATAACAAACCCGAAACGGATGATTTGCCATTCTAATAAAAAGGCCGGTTCAACCCGAAGGGAACCGGCCGGACAAACGACTTCGGAACCAACCGCAAGTCACTTGCATTCATTGTAAAAATAAGGAAAATGCCGAAAATAATAAGAACCGCAATTGTTTTTTTTGAACCAGGTGGCCCCAGGCCAAGAAAATACCGGAACATTAGTAATATGGTCAAATTTGGCGAATTTTGCGCCAATTCCGGTGCCTGGTACATTAACTGGTACGATGCAAAAAGTGGCGAATTTGAGAGGCGCACATACCTTAAAAGTGATTACCGCAAAAAGTAGTATATTTATGTTCTCATAAGCATTAGTTTAGGTTTTTCACAAGCAATTTCCGGCCTGGTGTTCTCACCGGGCCTTTTTTATGCCCGGCCCGGATATATGCACTATTCTTTTTTAATTAAAGGTGAATGCAAGTGAATGTGTATAAAAAACCTGGTAAAATGTTGTTTTATTCACAAATTTTTTGTAACTTTGTTTCCGTTGTGCAGGCCCCACAAAGGCATGCACACGGAAACAAAAAATGTGAATGTGAATAATTGTGCAAATATGAAATTTGGATTGTTCGCACCGTTTTTGTAATTTCAAACTGACAAACGACATAAGAACAAAAAAGCCGCATTCAATTACGGAATGCGAAACATACTGTGGTTGGTAGGTGGTGCCGCCGCCCTATATTTTTTATCACGATATTCATTTGGGCAAAAGATAAATTTTGTATTGCGCAGTTTGCGCCCTGGCGGCACCTTTCTTGCACCAACAATTAATGTTGATTTTGCCGTTCAAAACCCAACGAACCAAAATGTGACCATTAAAAGTGTTACCGGTTCCGTTTCGGTAAATGGCGAATATTTGGCCAATGTTAGTGCATTTGGTGACCAGGTAATTGCACCAAACAGTGAAAGCATGTTGCGACTGACCGCAAGGCCATCGGCATTAGGACTTTTCAATTCAATTCGTGAATTATTAAATACACCGGCCGGCCAGGTAAATGCATCCTTTACCGGAACGGCTAATGTTGATGGATTGGTTGTTCCTATTAGTGAAACAAAAGTTATTTGATAATGGATGCAACAACAATAATGGGCCGATTGGAACCATTCAAAAACAAGCAAACAATGCTTGTTGCTGAACAGTCAACCGGTGATATTATTGAGGCCATAACCGAAGCACATAAAATGCATGCGCCGGATTATAGCCAAATAAGTTCTTTTTTTAAGGCACCGACAAAAAGAGAAACGGCAAAGCGCATATTTAATTTTCTTAAAAAGAATGTCAAATATGTGATTGAACCAGGAAACCGGCAAACCGTAAAAAGTCCGGCCGCGATCTTGGCAACTGGCCATGGTGATTGCAAACATTATTCTTTATTTGCCGGTGGTGTATTGCAAAACCTGGGCATTCCATTTGCTTACCGGTTTTCCAGTTATCGAATGTTTGACAAGCAACCGCAACATGTGTTTGTTGTTGTCAACCCTGGAACCAATAACGAAATTTGGATTGATCCGGTGTTAAAAGAATTTGACTACAAAAAACCGTACAATTACGCAATAGATAAAAAAAATATGGCCCTTTATTCAATATCCGGAATTGGTGCAACCCAGGCACAAAAGTCACGACTGAAACAAGCCAAGACCGCCAAAAAAGCGGCACCGACAAAGGTGGAAAAGAAAGCCGCAAAACAAGAAGTAAAAGCGGCCCGCGAGGCGGCCGGCCGAACAGTCAAGCAAACACTAAAAAAAGGTGCAAAAGTGGTTTTGAAAGTGGCCGCCGCACCGGTTCGCAATGCATTTTTGGCCCTGGTTGCACTGAATTTTGGTGGACTGGCAAATAAGTTACAAAGGGGATGGCAAAAGGCACCTACTAAAATTCAACATTTTTGGGAGGCCGCCGGCGGAAAAATGCAAGCATTAAAGAATGCATTTGATAAAGGAAGTAACAAAAAACGAATTTTTGGTAATGATGGTATTGGTGCCGCACCGGCCGCCGCAACCGCCGCCGCCGCCGCACCATTACTTGTAAAGGTTGCCGATGTATTAAAGAGCATTGGAATTGAACCCGATGAATTAGTACAATTGGGCAAAGATGCATTAAACCAAAAGGCCCAACAATTGGCCAAGCAAGCACTGGAACCCAGGGCCGCAAAAGAGGCCGAAAATATTGACATTGCCGACCAGGTATTCCAGGAAAGCACACCGGTAACAACGACAACCGGCAAACCAAATTTTTTACCCTTAATACTGGGCGGTGCCGCCGTACTGTATTTTGTAAAAAGGAAATAAAATGACCGCAAAGCAAAGACAAGCCAGGGCAAAATTTAAGGCCGTTGTAAAAGAGGCAAGCAAACTTCGTAAAAAGAACCCGAAGTTAACCCAGGCCCAAGCCGTTAAACAAGCATGGGCAATTTCTTATTCCAAGAAAAGCAAGGGAACAAAATTGGGTGCCGTAAAAAAGAAAAGTGCAACAAGAGTTAAGGCCAAAAAAGGCAAGTCAACCGAAATGCACACCGACACAAAAAGTCACAATGTGAATATTCGTGTTGTTAGTGGAATTGAACCATTAAGAAAAAGAATTGAGGATGGAATTATTTTAATTAGCCGTGAATTAAAAGAAATAAACACAAAGATTAAAAATGAAAAAAATAAATTCTTAAAAAGTTCATACCTAAATAAAAAAAGATTTTTATTAAATGAATTGAAAATTGGTAAACAACTTTTAAGAAAATATAAATAATGTATCAAATATTGCCTTACACCAAGAGAAAAGCCAGGCAACTGAATGTGGTTGTTCGGCCCAGTACCAGGAAAGGCAAAAAAATTGATGTTTATGATCGAAAAGGAAACTACATAACAAGCATTGGCGCAAAAGGATATTTGGATTACCCAACATATTTGAAAATGTTTGGTTCCCAGGTAGCCAACAAGCGCCGAAGATTGTATAAAATAAGGCATGTGAAAGATAGAACAGTGCGCAATTCGCCTGGATGGTATGCAAACAACTTGTTATGGTAAATGGATGTATTAACTTGAAATAAAAACAAACAATGGCTAAAAGAAGAAAAAGTGTGCGCCGCCGTAGAAGTGGCCGCCGCATGGGTGCGATGGGAAAAGGTAATATTACCGCCGCACTTGGAATTATTGCCGGTGCCGTAATTGGCAAAAAAGTGGCCGGCATGTTGCCAATTGGTGATGACCGCATTAAGAATGCCGCCGTTACTGCAATTGGTTTTGTGTTCCCCACAATTGTAAAGGGTGACATTGGTAAGGCACTTGGAAATGGAATGATTGCCGCCGGCGGTGCCGGACTTGTTGGCAACCTGGTTCCAGCACTGGGCGCAATGGACACAATGGAATTTCCCGTAACGGTTGGCGAAATTCCCGATGGTATTTCAGTTATTTCCGGTGATAACGATGTTATGGCCGGTGATGATTTGAGTGTACTTGCCGGAATGGATGAAGATGGTGAGGACTATTAATTGTTAGACACTTGCATTCACCTTTATTTAATAAAAAAAAGCCGGGAACAGGGCAACGAACTGAACAACAAAAATTATGGCATCAACAGTAGGTAGCCGCCTGGCCTTTGAAAAGGCAAAAGAGGGCATTCAGCGTGCCGGTTTTTCCCTTGGACAAGCCGTTCTTTCGCAAAGTTATTTGCGCCTGGAAGTATCCCTTTCAACAAGTATCACCAATTACCAATTTCCGGTATTGGTTAATGATGTAAGTTCAAGTGCAACAAGTGCAACGAACCTCGAACAAAGATTGAATTTGCAAGATGCGTTCTATGTATCGCAAATTGGTCTTTTCTTCGGAAAACCAAGTTCAAGCACCGCAACAAATTTCCAACTTTGCACTTATCCAAACCCTTACATTTTCAGTGCGAGCAACACGGCATCCAGTTTATTTAACTGGTACAATAGTTCACTTTCTTTGACTGTGAATAACCGCCAAATTGTTCCCGCTTACGATTTGTACCGTCACTATTCAGTACCGCAAACCCAAGGTGGTAACTCATATACAACGGCACAAACCAATGCATTCACTGACCAACAAGATGGTGGAACAAGTGCATTCTATCCAATTGAACCCGGATGGGTATTGGTAGGTTCTAAGCAAAACACATTGCAAGTTCAACTTGCAAGCGCAATGGCAGCCGTTGAAACAAACAGCCGTGCCATTCTTATTTTGCGTGGTCACCTTGCACAAAACGTTACCCCAGTTCGTTAATACTTGGGAAAAAACAAAGGGCCGGTTACGGCCGGCCCTTATTTTTAATTAAAGTAAATTAAAAAACAATGGCATTCAAAGCCGCAAAGTATGAACTGGTTGAATTACTGGTTCCAGGTGTTGCCGTAACTGGCCAAACAAACACACAATGGAGTTTTCCCGATTTGCCAAAACTTCGTTACACTTCATTACTTGCAATGGAAACATTTGGTGTTGACACGGTAACCGCAAGCCCAAACAATGTTGCATGCCCAACGGCCGCAATATTGCAAAAGAGTTATTTGGTACTATATGCCAATGAAAGACAAGATTTGTACCGCATTCCGTTAGTTAGTTTAGTTCGTACCCAGGCAACAACCAGTGCCAGTACACCATTTGTCCGTGGATTGTATGAATTTCAAGGTCAAAAGGTAACTTGGGATAAGTCATTCATTTCAATTGCAAGTGCGCCGGCAAATACGGCAAACTTTTCATTCATTTTTGGTGTTTACTACATTTAATTGTTGAATATGGCCGCCGTTCCAACATTAAGAAATTTACAAGAGGTAATGAACTGGTACAATGACCAGGGGCAAACCGCCTGGGAATTGTGCCGTTTTCAACCGGCATTAAAATACCGGCAAGCAATGTACCATGGAAAAAGTAAAGATGATGGCGCGGAAAGATTATTGACCGAATTGCAACGAATAAGGCCCGATGATTACGAAACATACCATTTGACACTTGGTGATGTAAAAGGCACCAAAGAGAAAAAATTGGAAGATACAATTGGAATGTATTTTGTAGTTAATGAAAGGCCGGCACACATGATCGGTGCAATGCCTGGTCAATACATGGCAAGGCCAAGTGAACGCGATACCGAAATACTAAATGAAATTAGAGCATTACGGGCCGAAAGGATGGCGGAAATGGAAGAAGATGAAGAAGATGAACCAGTGACACCATCAAGCATTTTGGCCGGAATGTTACAACAACCACAAGTGCAACAAATGTTAATTGGAATTTTGGGAAATTTAGCCGGAAATTTTATGAAACCGAAAGTACAACACATTAGCGGAACACATACCGCCGAAGATTTGCAAAAAATTATCGAAACATTATTTGCAAAAGGTGTTACCCCGGATGACCTAATAAAACTTTCCGAAATGCCGGAAAGCCAAATTACATTTTTGCTATCAATGTTAAGAAAGTAGTATGCCAGATATTCGAGTAAGTCAATTGTTGGATAAAACAATAACCCTTGAAAAGGACACCCCTTTTTATCGGGCTTTTGATGTCAATAATTTAGGTTACAAAGCAAAGCAAATTAGTCCATCATTAAAAACTGGTTACAAATTTGTTGTAGATAGTTTTATTTTGAAAGGGCCAGCATATACTAACCCAAATTACCCATCATTAAAGTATGCTGAAAGAAAAGATGATTACATTACTTTTTTTGGTAGGGATGGCAAATATTATGCTATTAAAGTAAAAGATATTAGTTTAAGTGCAGCAGGTAGAAAAGCATCCGGAATACTAACAGTAAAAGAAGAAGAAGAACAAAATTTGGGAACTTTTGAAAAGATAGCCCGATTTGCAAAACAATTAATTATTGGTGTTGCGGTTGTATGGGGGGCCGGTTATATCTATAAACAAACAAGAAAATGAAAAAAAATTATTTACCACTTATTTTAATTGCCGGTGCCGCATTGGCATTCTTTGCGTTTCGCCGCCGGCCAGGTGTAACCGTTACCGCCGATATACCTATTAAGCAAACCGCCGAAGAATACGAGGCCGAATACCAGGAAACTGTTAAGCAAAGTGCCGCACCCACATTGTTGGACAAAGCAACCGATGTTGTAAAGAATATATTTGGCAAAGATGCCAGGCAAAAAGCGGCCTTGCAAGCAAGAAGAACGGCGGTTAAAAGGGCCACACAAAAAGGAATAAGCAAAAAGAAAGCCAAGGCCGTAACCAAACAATTATCAACATTTTCATTTCCCAGGATTGGCGGTGATGAAGTAATGTTCTAATTAAACAAATATGAAAAGAGGAACTTTAATATACATTGCACTTGGTGCATACCTGGTTTGGTACTTCATGAGAAAGAAAAAGACCGGGACAAGCGCACCCAGTGTTGAGGTTGCGGCCAGTACGGCAAGACAAATGGTTGCCGATGTGGTTGACCAAACAAAATTTTTACCCGACACAACAACCGATGCCGACCGTTACGCAAAGGATAAAAGCCAATGTTTATGACATGCCGCAAATATATTACGGAAACCAAAGTATTTACAAGTAGTTCACAAACGGACACAAATTGTAATAGTGCCATTTTTGTAAATACTGGAACAAGTAATGTTACCGTTGATGGTTTTACACTTACACCAAACCAATCTTGGAATATAACCGGGAATGAAAATGAAATGTTGGTTAAAGTGTATTCATTTAATTTTTCCGGAACTGGAACCAACCAATTAACCGTTTTATTCAAACGATACATTAAATAATGTTTGTTGACTTTAATATATTAAACCAACTTGGTTCACCCAGTATCAACAGTAATGTGTTTGTTAACCGGCCCAGTGCCGGACAAGTGGGCCGGTTGTTTGTTAGTACCGATACTTTTGAAATTTATCGCGACAACGGAACAACCTGGGATCTAATTGGCGGCCCTGGTTCATCCACTGTTACCGGTACCGGTGCGGCAACTCAAATTGCTTATTGGACATCAAGCCAGGCAATTGGCGGTTCAAACAATTTGTGGTGGGATAATACCAACGGTTTTTTGGGTGTTAAAACAAACACACCAACTGCCGGAACCGAAGTGGTGCAAACTGATGGTGTTGGTGTTTATGCAAATTTAACAACCGTTGCCGGTAGTGGTGCCGGAACAACGGCATTATTGGCCAAGAATACAACCAATTCAAGCGGTTATGCCGCCGTAATTGAGGAAAGAACACCAAATGTTTCAGCCGGTCAATATCCGGTGTTAATTCGCCACACACTTTCCAGTGGAACGGCCGCCGCAAACATGGCAACCGGTATTCACTTTGGTTTGCCCGATGATGGCGGAACGGAACGAATTAATCAATTTTCGATGGACACGGTGGATGCCGCCGCCGCTACTTATTCAAGCCGTTACCGGTTTTTACTTCGTAGTAATGGTGCCGCCGTTACACCATTTTACATAACTGGCACCGGCCTGGGTGTATTTACCGCCACACCAGGTGCGGCCCTGGATATTCATTCAACCGGTGTAATTGCACAATTTAATACAACCAGTGGCACCGGTAATGTAAATATTGCATTTCAGCGAAATGGTACCGGTGTTTGGCGCATTGGTGACACTTACAACGGTGGAAATAATTACTTTGAATTGCACAATACGGTTCTTAACAGTAATGCAATTGAAGTTACCGCCGCAAGTAATGAGGCATTATTTGTTTCAGCCAAAACATATACAACCGGCAATGCCATTGGTGTTGCCGTAAGGCACAATTTGACCATTCCAAACGGCACAAATGTTGGACTGGCCGCAATTGGTGGTGTAAATAGTAATTTGAATTTGTCTTTAGGTGGTAGCACTACAATTGCAAACACTGGCCGCCAAGGATTAGAGGGTAGTACAACAATAAGTTTTACCGGTGCCGGAACATTAACCATGACACAAGGTTCCACACTTCGCGCATTTAGTGCCTTGTCAACGGTGTATGCATTTAATGGTTCGGCCGTTGGTACCATCACCCATTTGGCCGGCATGCGTGTATGTTTCCCGGACAATGTTGGTTCAGCCGTTAATATTACCAACAATTACGGCATTTTAATAAATAACCAAACAACTGGCACCGGAACCGTTACTTACACCAACCGGTGGGGAATTTATCAAGAAGGGGCCAGCGATCTAAACTATTTTGCCGGAAACACTTTAATTGGTACAACAACAAATGTTGGCGCAAAAATAGCCATGAACGGTTACATGTTCATTAGTAACCGACCATTGGCACAAATTGTTTTTAATAGTACTGGAACCTATTATGGACAAATACAAAACGATGCCGCCGATAAATGGAGTTTTGCACGAAATACCGTAAACGATGGCACATTAGGTACCGCAATAATGACTTGGGATGCTAGCAACAACAATGTTGGAATTAGAAACACATCACCAATTAATCAATTAGATTTGAATAATAGTGGTGCGCCTACTTTGTATGATGCCGGTTTTAATGCTAATGTTAATGGCGGTGAAATAGAATTAAAATATATTGCAGCCGGCCAAAGTGGTGGTAGAACTGGAAGTCATATTTTTTACACTGGTACAACGGTTGGTGGTACTGAACGAATAAGGATTACTTCAACTGGAAATGTCGGCATCAATACAACGACACCGCAAACAAAACTTGATATATTTTCGGGTTCTAATAATACTTTTGCTTCATCAATTGGTAATGGACTTGGTATTGGTAATTGGTCTGGTTTAAGTTTTGGTTATTTAGAAAGCTCAAATAATTTTTATAGAAAATCGGCATTAGTATTTGAAAGAACAGGATCAAGTGCGGAAGGCAATATCCATATATTATTAAATAATGCATCTGACACAAGTAATGCAACTTTATCTAATAGTGTTGTAAAAATTGCCGCCGGCGGTAATTTTCTTATCGGCACAACGACTGATAACGGCAATAAAGTGCAAGTAAATGGCAATGTTCAAAACTATGCTAATATTGGCAGTAATAGTGTAACTGTTTCCGCTTTATTAACAAATTATCAAATTTTGAATAGTGCGTATAATGGAATTTTAGTAATTAGAGATAATCAAGCAGGCGGCACTGATTTGTGGTTAATCGATCCAAATTTAGGTACAATAAAAATTAGTGGAAATATACCAAAAACATATACTATTACTTATTCTGGTGGTATTTATAATATTAATCAAAGTGTTGGAACAGTTCCAGTAACATACACAACAAATGTTTTAGGTGCATAAAATAAATTTATAAAAATGGGATATTCAATTCAACCAGTCCAAATATGGACAAACGGACAAGCAAGCCAAGGAAATTACATTGACGCATCAATTGTCAATGACAATTTGAGCAATTACGCACAATTTTATTGGGTAATTAGCAATGTTACAACTGACCAGGATGGTGCCGAAACAAAAAATGCATTGGCGCAAGGCAATACAACAATAAGTGGTGCCGATTACACCGCCTGGGGTGAAAGTGGTGATGTAAATTTAGCGGCATATCAATATATTTGTACTCAATTAAACTTAACATTAATACCTTAATCATGGACAAATTAACGGAACTCAAAGCGCAAGCATACGACCTTTTGGCAAACATTGAATGGTTGCAAACCAAACTTCGCGAATGTAACCAGGCAATTGCCGAAGAAACACAAAAGAAAAGTGATGGACAACCAGTTATTAACAATAGTAATTAGTGTCATTTTCAGTGCCGGCGCAACATGGGGTGTACTAAATAACCGTGTAAAGGCCCTGGAAAAGCAAATGGAAAAGCATGATGAACATGGTGACCGACTGACCAGGTTGGAAACCAAATTGGATATTATTGTTGCACATTTAATGGACAAAGAATGAAAACACAATTCGTAAGAATTGCCGATGTTTTAATTTTTGGCCCTTTTATGTTATATGCCGCATCCAGGACTAAATTAAATAAAAATGAAAAACTAATTCTTGCAACAATTGGTGTTGGCACTATTATTTACAATGCAATAAATTACAAAAAATATGAAACTAAAAAAACCGCGTAATTGGAAAACAACCTTTTTTGGTTTAACCACTGTATTAAGTGGAATTGCGCTAATTATTAAAGGTCACACGATCGAGGGAATAACGGCAATATCAACCGGCCTGGGCCTGGGTGTTGCAAAAGATTTCGACAAAACCGGTCTTTAATGAATGCGCAAGGCAAAAAACTATATTATTACACTGGCCATTGTTGGCCTTATTCTAATTAGTAGAA